GATTGATATATTATGACTATATTTGAAACTCTTAATTCATTTGGTATTACACCAATTCACCTACAGTTAGGCCTCTTGGCTCTTGCTGCAGTGTTTTTGGTTGCAGTATATTGGAAATTAATTGTGATTGGTGTAGGCATGATTTTTTGTGTGGTTGTATTTGCTATGCCACATAAACTTGATTTGAGTAACCAATCAAATGAACCAATACTTAACAAAGTACCACCACCGCCTGCTGAATACATAAAAGATTGTATTCGTTACACTGGCCATACCGCAGATGATTGCAGAAAGTTATGGTATGCAGAGCGTGGTGAAGGTGAAGAATTGAAGGAACTATAATGAATGATTCTGAATTAGAATTATTATCAAAAGATATTGATGAATCACTGGTGAGGTGGGTTGCTACATACAAAACCTCACCATTGAATATTTGTGGTGTAATGTTGGCAAGATTATTGTGGTTATCTAAACTATCAGATAGCCAAGAAGATTTTATTAAATTATTGGAAGCTCCAAAAGAAGTGTTTGAGAAAGAAAAAGAAAATAGACAGGTACATTAAATGAAATTAGCATTAGCATCAGACCTCCATCTAGAATTTGGTCCTATCGTATTGGAAAATACGGAAGGTGCTGATGTATTGCTCCTTTCTGGTGATATCTGTGTTGCTAAAGATTGCCTTGAACATGATAGTCCTATGCCTACAAAAAGGTCACAGGATATCCATGATTTCTTTTATGATTGCTGCAATAAGTTTCCTCATGTTGTGTATATCATGGGTAATCACGAACATTATCATTATGATTACCAATATACAGTTAAAGATTTCAAAAAGAATTTGAAGTATTTACCTAATCTACAAATTCTGGACAAAGAAACATGGACTTTATTTGATGAGGTTACATTCATTGGTGGTACATTGTGGACGGATATGAACAATGAAGATCCAATTACTATGTGGCATGTTGGTAAGTCAATGAATGATTTTCGTTGTGTGAAGAATGGTGAAAGTGCCAGATTCTTGACCGATGATGCGGTGAAAGAACACCGTGCAATGGTTGAATTCATTTCTAAAACTGTTGAAGGCAAATTTGACCAAAAGTTTGTAGTGGTTGGACATCATGCACCAAGCCGTTTATCTACTCATCCTCGCTATAAAGAGGAGGCCTTGATGAATGGTGGTTACAGTTCAGATTTGAATGACTTCATTTTAGAACGACCACAAATTAAATTGTGGACTCATGGTCACACACACGAAGATTTCGATTACATGATTGGCACAACCAGAGTGGTTTGTAATCCTCGTGGTTACATTGGTTATGAGAATCGTGCCGATAATTTTGCATTGAAATATTTGGAAGTATAATGAAAGTTGCAATTAATAAACAACATGGTGGTTTTGGCCTCTCCGACAAAGCCTTTGAAAAGCTTTTGCAGTTGAGAGGCATTGAATTTGAAAGTGTTGAAAGTAAATATGGTGGCATAGATTACTATGTTAAAGGTTATGTTGGTGATGATAATTATTTCATTTCACAATATGAACATTACTCACCACGAAATGATGAGAATTTAATTTCTGTCATTGAGGAATTTGGTGTCGAAGCCAATGGCTTTGCCGCTTCACTAAAAATTGTGGAAATTCCAGATGACGTGGAATGGCAAATTGATGAGTATGATGGTTGGGAATGGATTGCCGAAAAACATAGAATTTGGGAATAATTATGGGAATGTTTGATTATATTACTTACGAAGGACATGAATATCAAACCAAAGATACTCCTGCTCAGGCGTGTGATAATTATAAGATTGAGAATAATATTCTTTGGTATGAAAACTATGATGCCGAATGGATAGATGATAATGATGGTCTTTTGGGTGGTTACTTAAAGAAGTTTAATGAACGCTGGGATATGTGTGATAAGTTTGATGGACTGGTCCGATTCTATCGTGAAGATGAAGATAATGGTGGTTATAAGGCCGATAAGTGGATAGAATACAAAGCTCTATTCATGGATGGTAAAATATTAAAGATTGAGAAAATCGATAACCAGAATTGAAAAATATCATTAGACAAAACCACATTATAGTGATAAACTATGTATACATATTATTGTTAGTTTTTAACTATTAAAGGAGATAATATGGAATTGCAGTATATTTGTACCGTATGTGGCCATGTCCACGATGATGAAAAAGAAGGCAAGTTTGAGGAGTTGTCTGACCTCTTTACTTGTCCAGAATGTGGTTGTTTTAAAGATGAATATTATTCAATAGTAAAGGAGAAATAGTATGGCAAAATCAGTAAAAGGTACTCGTACCGAAGCAGCATTGAAAGAGGCATTTGCAGGTGAATCACAGGCCAATCGCCGTTATTTGTATTTCGCAAACATGGCCGATGTGGCAGGTTCACCAGATGTAGCCGCTGTGTTCCGTTCTACCGCTGAAGGTGAAACAGGTCATGCACATGGCCACATGGAATATCTATTGACTGGTGGTGCTGGTGATCCAGGTACTGGTCTATCGACTGCAACTGTAGCAGAAGCATTAGAATCGGCCATTCACGGCGAAACCCATGAATACAGCGATATGTATCCTGGTATGGCCAAGACCGCTCGTGATGAAGGCTTTGATGAGATTGCTGATTGGTTCGAAACATTGGCTAAAGCAGAGCGTAGTCATGCCAATAAATTCCGTAAAACTTTAGAAGCACATAAAGCAGAACAAGCTTAATGAAAAAAGTATTGATAACCGGCAGTTCTGGTTACATTGGCCAACACCTCGTAAAACTCCTCAAAAAGGATGACTACGAGGTTTTTGGTCTTGATAAGAACACCAGATTTAATGATTACTTGTCACCAAATCATTTTATCAAATTAGATATTGCTGAGAACTTTGTAAAGTGGCCAACCACAGTATTTGATACTGTTGTGCATCTTGCAGCTCTTGTAAAAGTAGGTGAATCGGTAACGAGACCGATATCATACTACGATACCAATATCAATGGTACTGTAAATGTATTACAAGAAACATTTTTTAAGAATTTTGTGTTTGCATCGACAGGCACAGCCGCTAATCCCATCAACCCATACGCTTTGAGTAAAAGATGTGCTGAAGATGTGGTCGAAAGATATTGTATTGAAAATTCAAAAACTTTCACCTCTTTCAGATTTTATAATGTGATTGGGTCTGATGGGATTGCACCAACGAATCCAGATGGTTTAATGGCCAATTTAATCAAAGCCAAAGAAACTGGCGTATTCAGCCTGTATGGTGGTGATTACAATACAGAAGATGGTACACCAATTCGTGATTATGTTCATGTGAATGAGATATGTGAGTCTATTAAAATGGCAATCGAAACACCAGCAAACAAATTAGAGAATCTAGGTCATGGTAAAGGTCATTCGGTATTACAAATGGCTACCACATTTAGATTGGTAAATGAATGTAATTTCCAAATCAACTATTGCCAAAGGCGTGAAGGTGATTTAGAATATAGTGTGTTAGATAATCCATCGTCTTACCTAAAACCTGTTTATACATTACCACAATTATTGAAAATATAAAATGAAAGTTTATTTGTCATGTTACCGTAGTCATTGGATTTCTCCATATAAAATTATGGAGAAAATTATCTTTTGGCGTGAGATTGATTATGAAGAGCCTTTCATTGAGAAATGCAATACCATTCTCTCACCTATTTGCACCGCCATTCACAAGGTGCTTGACTTCATTCATCCACAAATTAACTATGTGAAGATTGACCGATGGGATACATGGTCAATGGATCATACATTGGCTGAAATCATTCTACCAATGCTTAAGCAACTCAAAGCAGAATCACATGGTTCACCTTTTGTTGATGAAGAAGATGTACCAAAAGAAATGCGTAGTGGCAAAAAGAAAAGTAAAAAGATGGTTGATCCATCTATACAAGCATTAGAATCAAGTGAAGATGATATGATTCATGAGCGCTGGCAATATGTCCTTGGTGAAATGATTTGGGCATTTGAACAGAAAGTAATTGATGATGCAGAAAGCAAGTTCTTTGATTACTCAGAAAGTAAAGGCAAGTTGCCATGGCATGAAGATTATGTTGGACCTAAAGTAGATTGGGACGGCTTGAACGCACACAATGAAAGAAAGCGTAACGCATTTAGACTATTTGGAAAATATTACGAAAACCTTTGGGATTGATATGATATCATACTATCGTTATTGGCAGGCAGTGAATCGTTTAGAATCATCACAAAAGACCATCGATATGATGGAACCAGATGTACCAAACATGGTACAGGCACAGCATGAAATGATTCAAAGAGAAGTGGAATATTACCAGGAAGAATCACAGAAGTTTACCTTAATTCTATTGACATTGGCTGCTTTTGTTGGTATAATGTTAATATTATATACTCAAGGAATGATTCATGTTTAAGAAAATTAATGAATGGTTACAAACAAATAAAACTTTGTTTTTTGTTGCCGTTGTTGTGTTTGGTCTAACTTTCTATTACACGCCATACTTTATGAATTTGCCGGTCAATGGTAACTTTGACGGTGGTATTCAAAACAAATTAGTTTGGTCGGTGAAAGGTGAATGTTTTTTTGTTCGACCATTGAACCAAACTGATACATTGTTAGTTCGTGTTAAAGATTGTGATAAAGTTGAAGTAATTCAAAAGGTAGGTAAATGAAAACCAATAAAGATTTTAGATTAAGTAAGTCAACAAAGCGTATACTCGCTCTAATGCCACAGGATAAACGTGGTCATTGGAAGAATATGATGATCGAAGCAGAAGTAATGGAAAAACGTGCCAAGATGGCCAAATTAACTATGAAAGAAAAGGGAGATGAGTGATGTCATTATTCGTTGAAGTAGATTCTATTGAAAAAGATTGTAAAGTAATTATAAACCTAGATGGTATTGGTGAAATTGCACCGTTATCTGCTGGTGGTTGTGCCTTGTTCTTATTACAAGGTGGCGTAATCAAGGTCAAAAATTCGTATGACGATTTCAAACAATTTGCCATGCAAACTGTATCATCAGCCGATATTGCTAAACAAGTTAAGGCATTGAAAGGTTCTACCAAAAATTTGGAGATTCCAACACTATGAGCAAGTTTACATTTATTTGTGAAGATGAACCAATGCCATTTGCGGATTCTGTAATCACCAAAAGAACATTTGAATTCAATGCTGATTGTTTAGATTCTGTCATTGGTGAATTCGAATCGTTTCTACGTGGTTGTGGTTTTAGTTTAGATGGTTACTTAGAAGTTGTGAGACCTGATCAAAAAATTGTTGAAGATGATGACGATATGGATGATTTAGATTCAATTTTTGGTGGCAAAAGCCTCATCAAATCGAATGAGTGTTAATTGAACGATTTATTCTACAATTTATTTGATTGGATCCGTGATGATTGGAAATCTGGTAAAATCCGTTTTATTGTGGAGTTATTGGCGTGGGCGATATCTATTGGATGTTCTATTGTTATGGCTCTTACGGTACCAACACCACCCCTCCTCATTTTATATCCTATTTGGATTCTTGGTTGTGCTATGTATGCTTGGGCTGCCTATACTCGCAAATCATTTGGTATGTTGGCTAACTACATTTTGTTAACCACTATTGATACAATCGGTTTAATTAGAATGCTATGAATATTTTTTATCTTGATCATTGTCCTGTAAAATGTGCTGAGTATCATGTTGATAAACATTGTGTCAAAATGATCCTTGAATATTGCCAATTACTCTCAACGGCACACCGTATTCTTGATGGCCAAGAAGTGATTGCAGAATCTAAAACTGGTCGTAAAGTTAAACGCTGGATTTTACCTGACGAAAGAGAAACGATTCTCTATTCAGCCACACACATCAACCATCCATCGGCTGTGTGGTGTCGCCAATCGGATTCAAATTACATTTGGCTGAGTAAGCTACTGAAGGAATTGTGTAAAGAATATACCTATCGCTATGGCAAGGTACACAAATGTGAAGCTGATGGTTTGGTCAAAGCATTATTTTGGAATCTACCAAAGAACTTACCAAAGGCGGTAAGTTTTACTGGTCCCACACCTGCTATGCCTGATGCCTGTAAGGTACCAGGTGATTCATTAAAATCTTATCGTAATTACTATATCATGGAAAAACAAAGAATGTGGTCATGGAAAGGAAAGATAAATAAGAGAGAGGTGCCACCTTTTATGAAGGATTGGTTCCGACAAATGAATGAATCACTTGCACATGAGTATAGTTAATGCCAACCTATGATTTTTTGAATAAACAAACAAATACAATCGAAGAACACCGTATGTCCTACACGGTGTTAGAAGAATTCAAACAAAATAATCCACACCTAGAATTACACATTTCTGCTGGCAATCTACCAGTATTCTCTGACGCTGGTCGTATGAATGTGCCTGGCACAAAGACTGCGGATGCTGCCTTTGAACGTGGTGTGATTCAGCGTATCAAAGATACGGTGCCTGGAAATACTCTACACAAATCACACAAAACAAAGATGCCTAGAGAATGGTAATAGTGAATAACCAACTCCCTTATCTACTTAATATTAGGAGGTCAGACAATGGCAAAGTTAATCCTGTAGAAAAAACTCATAAAATTCCCAAGTATAATAAAAATAACACAAGGAGTTTGGATGAGCAAAAAGAGAATGATGTCAAAGCAGCAGCGGTTATATTACGAACAAAACAGGAAAGAAAGAGTTAGAGAAGAACTTGTCGAATATATAAAAGACAAACACTCATTAGAAAAAATAAGACCTGATGGATTAGCAAAAAATATATTATATTGAGGATTTAAATGAATAAAAATGTGCAGTTTGATAATTTTGTTGGCATATATGATGGATTTTATTCCAGTGAGTATTGCAAAGCGATGATTGATTATTTGGAATTTATGGATTCCATGGGTAAAACATGGCAAAGAGATTACACAACCGAGATAAAAAAATCAGACACCTCCCTTAATCTTCTAGAACCAACTTCAATATCATTTTCTAGGGACAATTTAGGTCCTTATTTCGATACTTTCACCAATACATTATGGCAGGAATGTTATCCACAGTATTCTAAAGAATATTCTGTATTACAAACTTTGCCTCAGCAAATGATCTACACCATAAAAATACAAAGAACAAAACCAACTGAAGGTTATCATATTTGGCATTGTGAATCTAGTGGCCGTGATATGACATCTAGAATGTCGGTGTTCTTATTGTATTTGAATACGATTCGAAGTGGTGGTGAAACAGAATTCTTATACACAGGACAGAGAATTGAACCAGTAGAAGGACGATTATTGATATGGCCAGCATCATACACACATACACATCGTGGAAATCCACCACTAGGCGGACAAACGAAGTATGTTATTACTGGCTGGATTGAGTATGTGAACTAAAATGTTTAAATATTGTCCACCAAAAAATCTAGATGATTTAGAAGCAGAAACTTTTCCTGATGGCAGGAGATTTTATGTATTGCCAGACGGCACAAAACTACCATCAGTAACAACAGTTCTTGGTGCTCAAAAGAAACAGGCCATCATGGAATGGCGCAAGCGTGTTGGTGAAGATGTTGCAAATCAAATAACGAAGAAAGCGACCTCTCGTGGTACGGCAGTGCATTCGTTATGTGAAGATTATCTAAACAATAAAACAATTACACCTGGTATTAAATTAGATGCTTATGAAATGTTTTTATCGATTAAACCATTTCTTAATCGTATTAATAACATACATTATCAAGAACAGGCATTATGGTCTAAACAATTAGGCATGGCAGGTCGTGTAGATTGTATTGGTGAATATGATGGTGTATTATCGGTGATTGATTTCAAAACTTCTAAGGCACCAAAAGATAGAAGCAGCATACAAGAATATTTCTGGCAAACTGCCGCATATGCTTTGATGTATGAGGATATGATTGGTAAACCCATAGACAATACGGTAATCATTATGGCGGTAGAGAATGAAAAACCATTGGTCTTCCAACAGAAAACGGCAGAGTATATCGATGGATTAGTGGAAGCTATCGTTTATTACAATAAAAATAAGAAATAAAGTGGTAAACTTGTAGCTTTCTGGTTGCCTATATAAGTATAAACACTTATAATAGGAACACTATGCAAAACAAATATTGGAAAAAACTCTGCACTCCCGAGCAGAATCGGCAACAAATGGGAGCTCTCAAAGTATTGGCTGGGGGTTTAAGTTTTCTTTTTATTATTTGGTTGTTAGAAAGGATTCTGTAATGCCTAGCAAAGATTGTGTTAAAGAATATAAAGTAAGAAGTTTTGCTTTCTACATGGGTGCTTGTGCATTTGCTGTAGGTGTATTGGCAATACTTTTTGCATTAACTTAATTCGTAGAAGTTGTTTGAAAGTTGTTGTGGACGGCAGTTCAATTCTGCTCACCTCCACCAAAAGTATATTGACAAACCAGGTTCTTGGTAGCAAACTCGTAAGAGGCAATATACTTCTGATGGGGGTGCAAGGTTTCGACATAGCGATTAGTATAACAATGGAGAATCGTCAAAGCTAAAGACGTTAGGGTTGAGGATACTCGGCCGAAGAAGCAAAAACTATAAATGCAAATGACGAAAGTTATGCACTTGCTGCCTGATAGGTAAGCGGAGTTTCGCCAGGTGAACTTAGCAACAGAATCACCTGGATAAATAATATATCAGCAACACACAAACCGCTGATACATTACACACATTAACACACACAAGGAGAAGTAAATGAGTATGACACCCTATGAGATACGGCTAGAACTCTTAAAAATGGCCAAAGATATGCTTTCTGATGAGTATTACAGTAAGAAAGAGATTATATCAAACCAGTGGTCAACCAAGGTAGAAGAATCCAAAATTAACGGAACAACTTCACCAGAACATCCAGGTTTTCCACCATTTCCCACAGAAGATGAAATTGTAAAGAAAGCGGAAGCTCTCAATCAATTTGTTTCTCAAACCCCTCCACAACCTGAAGTTAAAGTAAAGACGAAAACGAATTCGTAATTGGAGACCAAGGCGGTCAGAAGATTTGGCCGCCGTAATCAATAAGGAAGAAAGATGTTTAAATTTAACACACAGAAGTTTAACACATTAGCAGTAATATTAGCAGTATTAACGATTGTATATACAGCACCAACTCTTTCGAGAGAGTTTGTTACTAGTGCAACACAGAAACAAGTATCTGCAGATTATCAAAAGCAAGTAGAATGCCTTGCTAAAAACATTTATTATGAATCTGCCGGTGAAACATATGAAGGAAAACTAGCCGTAGCACAGGTCACATTGAATCGTGTAAATAGTGGCATTTTCCCTAAAGATATATGCTCGGTTGTTTATCAAAAAACAACTGATCAAAATTTAAGAACAGTTTGCCAATTTTCTTGGACTTGTATGGTTAAAGAAATGGTACACATTCATGATCGGTATAGATGGGAAGAATCTCATTTAATTGCAAAAAGAGCATTGACAGTTCCAGTCCTACATGATAAGATAGCAGAAACAAATGCGTTGTATTACCACGCCACTTATGTAAATCCTGGTTGGAATAAAAATAAGGTCGTAACAAAAATAGGTAATCATATATTTTACAGTAGAATTTAATATGCCCACCCGTGATGAAATTAAGAAGTTTAGTATGATGATTGAAGAAATGACGGCAGATAAAAAGATAGGTTATATGGATGCTATCTGCCATCATTGTAAAGAAACTGGACTAGAAATAGAAGTAGCAGCAACTTTAATATCTTCTGCTTTGAAAGCAAAAATTAAAGAAGAAGCACAAGAAAATAATTTATTGAAAAAGAGTTCGAAACTGCCTATATGAAAAAAATGTTGTGTAAGATACCACACATTATTCATATAGAAAACTTTTTAACAAATGAAGAATGTGATGATATTATTAAACATGGTGATCCATTATTAACAGATTCAAATGTTGTAAATGTTGATACTGGCTTCAACGAAAAGATGGATAGTTTTAGAATCAGTAAAGACTGCTGGTTTGACCACAACAATCCATTGGTAGTAAATCTCCACGATAAAATAGAAAAAGAAATAGGCATCAGTAAAAAGAGATTTGAAGCACTTACAATGCTTCGATATGATATTGGTGGTCGATATGTGCCACATTGGGATTATTTTGAAGATGTGATACCAACATACCATGACATCGTTAAAGATATTGGTAATCGAGTTGGTACGGTCATAGTGTATCTCAATGATGTGGAAGAAGGTGGCCACACCACTTTTAATAAACTAAATCTATCGGTTGAACCACAAAAAGGAAGTATGTTATACTTTCGTTATGATTACAAAAATAAATCAGACAATGCAAACACGATGCACGCTGGTGAACCTGT